GGGAGAACCGGATACCGGAGTTCCCTTGAGGTACCAGTTGTTAAATTGGTCAGCCGTGGCATACGTCATGTTGCAGTCCTTCGTGTCATTTAAGACACTCAGGAACGTCGAGGAGTTCCCCGTCCCGTTTAGCTCGTAGGCAAATACACCCGACTGCGTTGTGACACTAATGGTGTTCCGTAGGCCAGACCATCCCCAAGCTGACTCAACCTCTTCCTTGGCATCGTTCAGTAGTATGCCAATGAGGGCCGAGTAATCATTCTCGTTGATGGACGTTACGGTACGCTCCCTGAGTCGACGTAGGACTTGGTTGGTGGCGTCTAGGTAGTTCATTATTCGTTGTCCTCTAGTTCTGTCAAACGTGTCTCAAGAGATTCAATCTTCGCAATCGCTTCCTGTAGTGCAGCGGTCAATAACGGCACAACCTTAGCTTGATCGATGCTCTGCATGTCTGGTACTGAGCGAGTACCCATGACCGCTGGCGTTGTCTCATTGCCCTCTTCGTCTACCTCCGCCCCTTTGACTTCATACTCCTCGTCACGCATTGCATCTTTAGTGCCTATTACCGATTCTGGTATAACTTCCTGTAACTCGTGAGCAATGAATCCGTCAACGCGAGAGCCATCTAAAATCCACTCGAAGTTAACTGGCTTGAGTTGCTTGAATGTGGCAATGGCGTTGGTCATTGGTTGAACGTCAGTCTTGAGGCGGTAGTCTGAGCTGACGCCGTATGATGTTGATGAGCCTGACCACTGAATTACCCCTATCGAAGCGTTACCGCTGGTTAAAAACCTTAGTTGACCTATCGTGCCTCCTGCTTGCAGTGATGCCACCTCGGTACTTCCACTATTACCCTTTACCTCAAACTTAGAGCCATACGCTGCTGTTTTACCAACAAGCACGTTTCCAGATGTGTCTATTCTCATGCGTTCAGCATCGCTGGTTTTAAGTATTACCTCAGAGCCGTTGATAGCTAAAGGGGCATATGCACTATTAGCTGTATTAACCGCACCTATGAAAGATGTAGCTGATTGATTAGTTATAAGTAGTCGGGCTGCGCCTGATATAACGTCTAATTTCGCTAATGGAGAGCTATTACCAATACCTACGTTTCCAGATGCGTCAATTCTCATGCGTTCAGTAGCATTGTTATTTCTAAAGACGATGGGAGTTGTTGTGTCATTAGCGGTCGGGCCTATCGCTAAAAAAATACTTGGGGCATAGCTAATATCAGCTTGACCATTACTGCCAGACGCGCCCACTTGCAAAAGGAGCCTTGCGTAACCCGTAGCGTTAGTGTTCGTCAATGATGAGGCAGTATATCCACCAGCGGTTGATGACTGAATATCTAACAGATGAGCTGGAGAGCTAGTACCAATACCCACGTTTCCAGATGCGTCAATTCTCATGGCCTCAGACGCGGAGGTCAGAAACTTTAGTTCGTTTGAGCCTGTTGTTCCAATCGAGACTTCGTTTCCATTGCTCTCAAGGGCGATTGACGCTTGATGCCCTCCAGTGCTTGATGTATCTAACAGTAATTTAATGTGTTCTGAGCCTGTGCCTTTAAATACCGCTGCTGCATCAGTATTATTGGTAAACCCACCATCAGCCGTTACAGTCCCAGTTACGTCTACACCGGCATCACTTACAGTAACTTTCGTACCAGCAGCATTATCATCAATACCCGTTGATTCAAAACCAGCGATAACGCCAGTCATCGTGCCGCCAGCTTTAGGCAATAAACCTAAATTAGCATCAGCTAGCGTCCCAATTGTTACCCAGCCATTATTCGCCGCATTTCTTAATTTCAAAAGTCCACTAGTGGTATCTGACCACCACTGAAAAGCGTACATTGTCGCTGGTTCTGTTGCTCCACTGTTATTAGAAACAATTGCTGACGATAAAGAATTAAGGTCAACTAAAAAAGATGCTCCTGATTGGTCTGCAATTAAATAATCATTTTGTGACATTAGTAACCTCTTGCTATGTAATCGAATGTTCTATCAATACTAGAACCACCCTCGTTTTTAAAAGTAATATCAAAACCAGTAACAGTTTTATTTGATAAGCTGTAGTAATCACCATGAGCCATATCTTGAGCAGTAATGGCAATCGCTGGTGAGACTTTATAGGACCAAGGATAAGTAATTGATTTTAATCCTGCGCCAGAACCAATATCACCGCCGCTTGCTATCCTGTCGGGCATATCTACTTTAACAGATAATGAATTGACTTTTATATTATAAAAATTAAATGAGCTAGTTAGAATTATTTTAAATTGAAAATGCTTGGCTGTGTAGTCACCTGTTATTAATCTTTCCCAGCCAGAAAAAACAATATTATCATCAGAAGTCCTGCAATATATCGCAGCTTCAATTCCATCAGGTGTATCGCCTCCTATAATCTGCCAAGTGCTTATAAGTGGCCTAAAACTAATTAAGTCACTTGCATGGAAAGCCACCACTTCCATTTCAGTTGTTATTCTGCAAGTTTGAACTAATCCAAGATCAACAGATTCAGCGAATAAGTAAGTTCCTGAATCTGCGACTGCGCCAAGAAAAGACAGTAGAGGCCAGCTAGAAATTAAGCCTGTTTGCTCACCTATTTTTTCAAGTGTATCTAATTGCAAAGCCCCTGATAGAACTGCTAAGTTTGTTTTTGCACCAGTAAAACCAGATTCTTCTAATGATTCTATGAAATTCATATTTAAAACATTAGGCGCATTAGTAAATATTTGCGCGGGTGTTGCCGACTGATTACCGCTACTATCAAAAAATCTAGCCAAATAAGTTCCTGCAATTAATGGCAATGTTGCATTGGTGCTATTACCTGCAATTGATTTACTAATAAAAGTTGCACTTTCCCAGAACGGAGTAGAGTTATTCGTAGTGTGCTTTATCTGTATTGTTCCACCCACTAAAACATCTAAATCGATTGACTTATCCCAAGTAAATACACCTACATCCGATAGTGATTGAAGGCCAAAATTAGTAACATTGCTAGGTGGTAGTGTTAGCCCGTAAATAATTTTAGATTCTTGAGCCGCTGGAGACCGAAGACCAATTTCACTAATTGAAGTTATCCTTATTTGATGATTACCAGATAAAACTGGCTCAATATCTATCGAAGCCGTCTGGGTGCTTAATGTAATCCAGTTACCGTTTTCAGGCCGATGCTGTACTTCATAACGCGCCCCTTGCTCACTATTCCAGCTAATTGACATTCTTGCTCCAACAATCGAGCCAGTAATTTGATAAAGTGATTCATCAATAATTATTCCGCTAGGTGTTTTTGGAATAACTCTTAAATTTGATACAGGTATTGGGTATAGCGTTATATCTGATTCAATAGCGTTATATTTATCTGATCTATACTCAAGGCCAACTATTGATGCATTTACACCATCCTCGCTAACGGTTATAGCTCTCCAAGTTTCAGGGTTAGCATTAGTAGAGCCCAAAACCCAGACCGATTGAAGTTTCGGTATTAAACTAAATGCAGGTGAAACAGTCAGGTCAAATGTAGTGCCTGAGCCATTGGTAACAGCGCGGTTTTCGACAGTACCATCAGGCATTACTAGCCAAAGCGTATAAATATATAAACTGTCAATCGTGACTGCGCTATCCAGCGTAAACTCTGTTACTGTTGCCGCTTGCAATCTTCCGCCTAATCGATCACCCGACCTGACTGGGTCTGATGTTTGAAAAACCTCACCAACACCGATAGCCAAACCATCCATTCCGCAACTGAAAGCAACTGTGTCAGTTTCCATTCTTTCAGTAAATAAAATCGCTTTGCCGAACCTATGTGCTTGACCTCTTGATGTGCATCCGAATGCAGCGACTTCTTTTTTAATAAAGCCAAACCTAGCTATTCCTTCAATATCTTCAATATATTCTATAGATTGTCGATATAAGTCATCGGGGTCATTCCATGTTACTGAGATTACTGTTGACCTAGTTCTCGCGCTAGAACCAGAATAATCAAAAGTGCCATTAATTACATTTGCTGGAGTAAATAAAGCTGACGGCTGCTTTGGAGAATCCTGTGATAATGTTACTGAACCAGCAGACCAATAACTCATTGCTGCGAAAGAGGATGCAAGCGACTGAATTAAACTTAATGCTTCTTCCCTTGTTTGAATGTAGGCGTTAACTGTATATCTGGGTTCAGTTCCTGTTTGTCCATTATCCACCATTTCGTCACAATATTGAGATATTTCATACAAAGCCCATTTGTCTACTAATGATTCAGCAACATAATCACCAAGGCCGTATCGTGAATTTGTTACAACATCATAAAAAACCCAAGCAGGATTATTTGAATAAGCTGTTATAAAAGTACCATCCCACACGCCTGAATATAATCTAGTCACTGGATTATAATTTGAAGGTATTTTGATAATCATCCCTTCTATTTCATAACCGCGAGTTGGTATTTTACTAAACAATTCAGAATCAATAGATAAAGCCATTAATGCAGAATTTGGATAGGTAAATTTTTCGTCAATTATCTTTGTAAAACTATCCCAGATCGTCTCGTTTTGTAACGCTTGAGATGTTGAATCATCGGTTAATCTTCTAACCCGAATATCCCACGGAGCCGAACCCGTAAGCGGTATATTGTAAGCCCTCTGGTATCGGCCCGATGTTTTGCCCGTTATTTCCGTACCTTCTGCAAATGCCTCACCACTGCCAGATAAAGTTAAAGTGCCTGAGCCTGATGTTTTAACAGTCTGATATTCCATCGCCGAAGTTAAACCACTAAATTGCTTTGTGACTGCGCCCGTTGGTGGGTTAATTATAGTTGTCCACCCACCTCGATCACCTTTACCTTGAAATTGATCTGGGTCCCAAACTGTTACTCTTCTGCTAGAACCGCTAAAACTATAATTCCCGATAGTTGTCCAAGTGCTAGAGCCGACTTCTCTGGACTGTAAATTATAAAATATAGTATGCAGGGTGTTCTGAGAAGTCGACGGGCCAACCCAGCTTATAGATACTTGCGCTGATAATATCGACGTATCTAAACTGCTTAAAATAGAGCCTTGATTGATTAAAGATATAGTTATTTTTGAAAGGCTAACAGGAACAAAACCGCCACCATTGCTTTGCAGGTCAATTGCAATTTCAACGCTCGTTCCACTCACATCACCAGTTTTAATATCTTGGCTTGTTAATCTTGGCACTGATATTGTTATTCTTGCGCTATCAGCATCTGCATCATTAATAGTTCTTGTGACGCTTGTTTCTTTAGTCACAGCAACAGCAACAGCCGTTTCAGATTCAATATTTGGAAAACCGCTAATATGAGTTTGTGACTGTGTACCATTTCGGCTATCAAATACAATGCCTTCGATATTGAAGGTACCATCAGAATTCTGCAATGGGGAATCATCCAGATAAATGGACTTCAATCCATTTACTAACCCGCTTATTTCACCTTCTGATATCAAATCAACCACTTTGGCAACTTGCTTTGATCTAATGCTGTCAGCAGCTTCGACAGAAACTCGACCACTGCCGCCGCCACCTTTACCTCCGCCAGATCCTTTAACTAACTCGCCCATTTATAATTGCTCCACTGATAATCCTGCACTAATCACTTGTGACCCTACGATCATTCTGCCATAACACAATGGCACAGGGTTTCCTTGCCTTGTTGTATTTACAGCACCATTAAATATAAATGATGGCATATTTTCTGGCCTTTCTTGAGATACAGGAGCTTTAGGAGGTGGGAATAATAATTGAGATACACCGCTCATAATTAAAGACATACCTACCTGCTGGAATGTGGCTTTTGTCATAAAAGAAGAGCTTAAACCATTGGCAAGGCCGCCAGAAAAATGGATTAATGCCGCGCCTAAAATTATATTAAAAATACCCTTACTTTTACCAGCACCCGAAACCAGTGGGATTATTTTTATAGACTCCTTATTTGAAATAGGGTTAACAGTTTCATCTAATGTTAAATCATTTTTACCGCCGACGAGAATGCGGTATGAACCGCCATCAATAAATGATTTCTTAAAACCTTTTATTGTAACGCTAAGTGCTTTCAATGCCTCGATAGGCGTAGCAACATCATAGTGATGCACCCTACCAAACTCTGCACCAAGATTTCCATATAACATTATTGTTTTCATTTATGCCTAGCTATTTGGGTTGTTATTTTAGCGTACCATCCGCCGTAAATATCAATAGATGATAACCTCCCTGCTAAATGATGTCCGATTTTATTATTACCAAGATAAACAGCAGCATGATTTGGGACACTACTACCAATAGACATGAAAATAACGTCATTAATTTTAAGTTCATTTACTATATAGAACCCAGCATCATCAGCCCTGTCTATATAATGACTTTCACCATTTAACCACCAATTATCAGCCCTATCATAATTCGGCATATCAATATTTAATTCTTGCTTAAAATAATCGCGAATAAATGAAAAACAATCAACAGTTCCGTGCTGAAATTCCCTACCGTAAAGAGGCAGCAAATAACCAGTCGGTTTGAATTTATAGATATTTCCATTTGGGTAGCTAATGATTAACCATTTTAAGCCAGATTGCTCGCAGCCAATTAGGTCGGAAGGTGACGGCATTGGTGATATGTTTGGGTGGGAATGAACAACCGTATCGATAACACCTTTATCTTCTGCTGCTGCATAATCTTCTGGATGTATAGCGAACTGGAATCCTGACGCTATATTCCTGCAAGGCCAGTAT